AAGTAAACCACATCAGCTAATTCACCAAGATTTTGTCCTGCAGCCAATGTTGTAATCTCTGTACCTTTACCACCCTCACGGCGTGGCAACCAGAAGTCTTCTAACATCGACATATGTTTACGGTCATCACGAACTTCACCAGTCGCAGCATCGTAAACAATTTTGTTCTTATACTTAATCATCACATCACGAAGATACTGTTCGGCTTTACCTTTTGGTAAATTACCTACATCAATATAGAACACTCTTCTTTCTGGTGCTCTTGAGACACGGTAAATAACAACCGCATCTTCAATCATTCTCAATTGATTAAGTGGCTTAATCGCTTTGTGTATATAAGATATAACAAATGTGTTTTTAGCATCCATCAAACCTGAATTTACATTCAAGATGGATTCAGGTGCAATTCTTAGACCGGCATTTACTGAAGCGCCATACGATTGCGTTACTGTACCTTTGTCATTATAGACATAGTATTCTGCAACCGATGTAATAATTAAAGCGCCAGTTTTTGGGTCTGCGCCTTTTTTAATCTCTCTTACTTTACGAATCTTCCGAGGGTCAATGTATCTTAACTCTTGGATACCTTCTTTTGGTTTCGATTCATCAACAACAATGTGATAGTAAATTCTACCATCGATATACCATCTTTTAAACAAGTCATCCGCTAAATTACTGAAGTTTAATAATTTAAGAACATTATCAAACTCTTCTGCAATTTTCTTTTTGATGGTGTCTGGTTGTTTTAATTTATCAAGAACTATGTCTAGTGTTCTGCCAGATTCATCGTGTGTTATTGCCTCATTGACAATATCATCAATAGCCATCTCCAACTCAGGATGATTTGCCATTTCACGATATCTAGAAATCAGTTCTATTTCATTGCGAACAGAACCTTCTAAATCAACATATGTTCCATAATGAGCGTTTTGGGTAATGGTAACTGCACCATCATCCATTGTCTCCGTTGGAAGTGCGAAAGATGGTTGCTCAGGATTTTGTTTCTGAACAACATCATTTCTACCTAAGGTAAAACCGAAAAGTTTAATAGCCATTATTATATCATTCTATAAAAGGAAAAGGACCGAAGTCCTTTTCGTTACAATACACCAGTATCTACAGCGTCCCACCATTGATAGGTAAGGGTTACTGAAAATTCTTCAATAGTATCATTTGATCCCCAATCAACATCAATAGGGGTAATGTCGGTTGGATACACACCAATAAATCTATACTTCTTCAAAGTATTACCTTGTTTGCCAAATTGAGAAACTTCAGCATCAACTGAGTAACCCAATGGTGCAAGTGCAAGTGGATTGCGGACATTAAAGTTGTGACTATTAATGCCATTCATCCATCTTTCAAATGCATTACGGACAATGAAGTCTTCATCGTTGATGACGCTGATTGTCCAATCTGCAAAGGTTCTATTTCCTACAAACTTTAATTCTCTGCCAAAGTAATTGACAGGAACAACACCTACTGTTGAACCTGGTAACTGAGCAGTCTTACACATAAATGTAAGTTTAGTTTGTGCATTTGCTGGTGAAGCAAATCCTGGAAAAGGCATAGAAACTTCAAAGAGATTGGGACGAGCACCGTCCCCTGTCATTTGACTTCTAAATTCGTTTACGCTAAATGCCATTTTTATTCTCCTGTTCTCTTATTTATTGGAACTTCCCAACTACTTCTTCGAATGCCACGCCAGTGCGTACAGCAACAAAGTTGAGTTGGATAAAGTTGATTGAACGAGCAGGTTTAATGTAAATGTCACCAACAAATTCATTACGGTCAATTACCTCTCCGGTGTTGTTTGTGTCATCACATACAACTCTGTAGTCAGTAATACCACGGCGACCTTGAACATCTCTTAAATATGGTTCAACTAGCGCAATGAATTGAGCTCTTGTAAATTGGTCATTAAACTCAAACATTGAGAATCTTGCTGCTCTAGCAATTGACTTCTCAAGCACAATGAACAGACGGCGCACATTGATTCTATCAAATGCACTTGGTTTACTCAATAGTGTCTTATCGCCAAATAGAACTGTACCTTCGCCTTGGAAGTTTACAACAGGATTAATACCTTTAACATAGAGAGTATCTCTTTCTGTCTTAGTTGGATTCCAAGCAAGTTTTACAACATTGCGAATTTGACCACGATTCAATCCGCCTGGAGAGAACCAAGGATCTTTCTCAATATCTGTCTTAGCACATAGACCGGCAATGTCACCGTTTAATGGCACCCAACGATACACATCACTATATTTGTCGTATTGATATTTCCAATTGCAATCTAAGAAAGCATAAGATGAAGAACCAATACTTGCGGCTTGTGTTACACAGGCTGCAGCCTCAGAACCAGCATTATCAACAACATCCGACTTAGCAGGTGAGAAAAATACAATAACATCTTTTCTTGTTTCTGCGAGAGAAATTAATGTAGAACTAATTGTGTTGGCACCTGGACCTGTGATAATCAAAGAAATATCTGTTGATTCTGCACTACTAAACAAATTGTAACCAGTAATGTTGTTTGCAGCAACAATAGTACCATCAGCACCCGCAGCAGTACCGCCACCAAATGAGATTGTTGGTGCAGCTGCAAGTCTTGTGAATGAAGTACCAGATGCAGTATTACCCCAAGTAGAAGATGCATTAGAATAAGTTGCACCAACATTTGCGGTTGGGTGACTCATCCAGCGAATATACTTAGATTTATTTGTTAATACATTCTTGTAATAGTTTGTGTTACCACTATCATCTTTAGCATCAGATGCTTTAGACACAAATGCAAACTTTTCTAATACTGTATTTGTAGTACCTGTAAATTTACCTTCTTCGTCAATAACGATAATGTGAATTTCGTCATTCGCACCACCTTGATTTGAAGTGTATGTTGAAGTTCCTGGAGTACCAGTGAAAGCACTAGCATATGCCCAACCACTAAATGTGTTAGCATCTGCCATTGAAACTTTCAATGTGTTACCAATTGCGCCAGCATATCGAGCGGCAAACTCACCATAAGTGGTTGCACCGCTTGAGTAGTTGTCTAACCAGTCATCGTCATTTTTAATTAATACTGAAGTGCCATTTGCAACTGCGTTTTTAGTAGCAGCCCCAAATGTACGAACAACTTTGAGATTGTTTGAATACGCAAGAAAATTTGCAGCAGAGAACCAGTATTCATAATTATTAGAGTCTGGTTTGCCGAATCTTTCGACAAGCTTTGCCTCGTTTGAAATTGTAATAATTTCACCAACTGGACCCCATGCAAAAGGACCTGCAAATGCGCCAATTGATGTGGCGCCGGAAGGAATAACTGTAGTCAGGTCAACTTCTGATACATTTACTCCTGGTGATAGCTGAAATGCCATTGGATTTCTCCTTTAAAAGTATGGGTCAAATATTCGAATTTATACTGTATTTAGTTATTTAGAAAGTTGAGGAATGATAACCTTTTTCTGTCCAATAGTCGTTACCGTCCACAATAACCTCTTCTTTCCGCCCATCGTCAAATATACCAACGGGCGTTAGTTCTTCCTCACTTAGCATGTTTTGTTCCGCTAACATCAACTTTCTAATATCAATGTTTGTCGATTCTTTAAAGAATGACTGCGCTGTTAACCAGGAAAACAAAACTAACCCCATAACCAAATCATCATTATTACCTTCTTCCGCAGCATAACTGTCACGGTTTCTTGTGAAGGTATTCATTTCGGCAATGGTATCAAAGTCGTTAATAATTAACTTATCGTTTTCTACCAATGTCTTTAAGTTAGCACATCCGACTTTTTTTACTGTCTTTGTGGTCTTGATACCAAAACTAGTAGACCTTTTAAATCCACCAGAAATGCTTTGACCTTTAATATGATGATGTTCTAACTTGTATATGTTTTCGTATTCCAAATCATAGTGCAGAATATCGACAACTTGTTGACCAATGTTATTAGTCTCAACCAAAGCATATGCTTCATTGTACTTCTTTGCAACTGAGAAAATCACAGTCGGAAAGAACAATAAAGGCAATTTATTGTTCCTATATTTAGCCACCTGTTTATAAGGTATTTGACTCGCATCTATAACATTGATTGTTGAATAGTCTAAATCAACACCCTCTGCACAATCAATTGTGGCAATATACAAATGGTCTTTAATAGGTTCTTCGTATAGATCAAGACCTTCAATAGAAGATTTTGGATTATGAAATGCAAGACTTCTTAATTTGACACCAGATATT